AGATGGTTTTGTAAGAGATGAAGCATTGCTTCGTAAAATTCAACAGTCAAACGAATTTTGGAACTCAGGTTATTATTGGTGGAATGGATGGTGGAATACTCCAGCCTCTACTTTACGCCATCAGTTGATTGAATATATTTGGCGCAATCATTGTCCTTTAGCTGAATCTATTTATTTAGATGGCTTTGAACATTGGGTAGGTGTTTATAATGCTAATGAAACTGTTTCTAATGTTGGTGGTGAGTTTTCACTTATTTCCCATTTTGATAAAGATGAAAAATTATGGAATGAAACAGGTAAAGTAGTTACTCCTAAATTAGGTACTATTTTTTATCCTGATCCGTGTAATGATGAAATGGAAGGTGGTTATCTTAAAGTATGGAAAACTCATAATACTGATTTTAACGCTCCCTATGAACTTATTGAAGCGAAATACAATCGCTTAATTATATTTGACGCTAGTCAATTACATGCTGTTACTCCTGTTACTAAAGGAACAAGAAAAGCAATCGCTATTAATTTATGGGATGAATCCCCAAGCGATGCTCCAAACATGCTATTCTAATTTGGTTATTTAAATAAAAGTTTGTATATTCAATGTATGAATAAACATACATTATTTGTTGAAAAATATAGACCTGATACACTTGAAGGTTATATTGGTAACGAGCAGTTTACTACTGATTTACAAAAGTGGATTACTGAAGGAAATTTACCTAATTTATTATTACATGGTTCACCAGGTACTGGTAAAACCACAGCCGCTAAACTAATTGTTAAAAACATTCAGTGCGACTTTATCTATATTAATTGTAGTGATGAAAATGGTATTGATACAATTAGAGATAATGTTAAGCAGTTTGCATCAGCAGCATCGTTCCAACCAATTAAGGTTGTTATATTGGATGAAGCTGATTTCTTGACTATTAATGCCCAAGCAGCACTTAGAAACATTATTGAGTCGTTTAGTGGCAATACTCGTTTTATCTTTACTTGTAATTTCGTAGAACGCATTATTGAGCCGTTACAATCACGTCTTACAATATATGAATTAAGTTCTCCCCCAATCAAACAAATGGCTAAGCATTTAGCTAGTATTTTAGATAAAGAAAGTATTGAATTTGATACTAAAGATTTATCTATTATAGTTAAAAAAACATACCCAGATATTAGACGTGCTTTAAACACAATCCAAGGTTCAATTCGTAATAAAACTTTAGTTGTGGATAGATTAGGAGAAGTAAATTATCCTCAACAAATTATAGAAGCATTAGACAAAAAAGATGCATTTGCTACTGTTAGACAAATTGTAGCAGATAATAATATAAAAGATTTTAATAATTTATATAGGATGTTATTTGAAAAATATAGTGATCCTGAAATTATTATTACCATAGCTGAATACCAATTTCAATCTGTAACAGCCCCAGATAAAGAAATTAATTTTATGGGCTGCATTGCTAAACTAACAACAATTTAAAATGTCACAAGAAAGAGTTCAATTAAACATTTCATTAGACAAAACCACAGCACTTATTTGTGATGGGTGTGGTAGTCAAACATTTCAAGAGGGAGTTGTATTGCGTAAAGCATCTAAATTCCTTACAGGTACAACTCAAGATGGTATTATTCCTATTCCTACTTTTTATTGTGTAAAATGTGGACACGTTAATGAGGAATTTTTACCTGCTGATTTGAGAGCACCTAAAGCTGAATAATGACAATTTTTGATTGGTTAAACGAAATTACAGGCGCAAAGCGTCCTTGGAATGGATTTACTGATGATGCTAAGGAATCATTTAATTCTTATATGATTAGTAGATTCATTTCAATGAAACGCGACTATATTGATGTAGTTAATATTGCACAGAAATATACATTACCTAAAGGTAAATTGTATGAATTCTATTGTGCACTGCTTCCTAAAAGCAAATCATTTTTTCGTTATGTAAAATCAACCAAATCAATTAATCAGGATCAGGTAAACGCATTAGCAAAGTACTATATGTGTAGTACACGTGAAATTATTGATGTACTTCCTCTTTTGGAGGAGCAAGAAATAGAGCGTACCTTTAATGAAACTCAAGGCTATGTTAGTGCCCAAAAAACGAAAAAACGGAAAACAAATAGCAAAACAAATGTTACAAGTGATAAAAAGAGTAGAAAGACCAAAGGATGATATTACTTGGGAGGTAATGGAAGATTTAACTGAACGTGCTAAACGAGGGTTAAATAAATACGATACTACCTTAGCCGAGAATAATCATCAAAACATGCTTCAACATGCCTATGAAGAAGCACTTGATTTAGCTCAATACCTAAAAAAAGAAATTACTACATTAAATACAATTCAAGATTTAGTTAAACAATATCCAAACGATGCTGAATTGGGACGTGAGATAAGAAAAATATATGGCTAAGAAAAAACTAACTGATATTGAGAAATTAATTAAGGAAACTAAGTTACCTGAATTAAATTATGGAACACAAAATAGTGTATCATACTCTCAGTATTCCGTATACAGAAGATGTCCCCATCAATGGTATTTACAATATATTAAGAATTTAGCCCCTTATCAAGCATCAATTCATACTGTATTTGGAACAGCAATGCATGAAACACTCCAGCATTATTTTGAAATAATGTATAATCAAAGCGGTGCCGCTGCTGATAGAGTTGAAATAGTAGAATACTTTAAAGAGCGTTTTAGAACTATATATAAAGAAGAATATAACAAAGTTAAAACACATTTTTCATCTCCTGAAGAAATGAAGGAATTTTATGAAGATGGAGTTACAATTATTGATTGGTTTAAGAAAAACAGAAATAAGTATTTTTCATCACGTAATATGAGGTTATTAGGTATTGAGATGCCTCTAATGGTTGGTCTAACTAAAAATATATACTTGAAAGGTTATATTGATTTAGTTTTATATGATGAAACTTTAGATAAAGTAATCATTTATGATATCAAAACATCTCGTAGTGGATGGAATGATAAAAAGAAAAAAGACGAATCAGTAATATCTCAAATACTATTGTATAAAGAATTTTTTGCTAAACAATATAAGTTGGATGTTGATAAGATTGATGTTCAATATTTTATTGTTAAACGTAAAGTATGGGAAAACGAGGATTATGTTATTCCTAGAATTCAAATTTGGGCCCCTGCTAGTGGTAAAATTAAACGTAAACAAATAATGACTCACTTTGAAGAATTTTTAAGTGAAGCATTCCATGAAGATGGAGTTTATAGGACTCATGAGCAAATGAAAAATGTAAGTAAAGATAATTGCACATGGTGTCCGTTTAATAATAAACCAGATTTGTGTGATAAAAATATTCCTCAAAAGAAATTTTTTGAAGTAGCATAGTTTTCGTATTGATGTATATATTTATATCAAAATCGGCTATGGAAAAAAATAAGTTACAGCTTACAAGTGTTAAAGTACATGGGCACTTGTTCGACGAATTTAAAGTTATGTGTGTACGCACTAAATTCTCACTTCAAAAATTAACAGACAGAGCAATGCATTTGTATCTTACAGACGAAGAATTTAGAAAGCAAGTACATAATCATAATAATTTAGGCCTAGAAAAAAAGGCTACCACTATTAGTGAATAATTAAAAAAACAACTAAAATTAGGTTAATGAAAGAAGGTTACATTCCCCAAGAACAAAGGAAAAAGATCTTATTTCTTTGCGATGATATCAGAATGCACTCTGGTATTGCTACAATGGCAAGAGAAATTGTAATTGGAACATCTCACAGATATCAGTGGTTTAATGTTGGTGCTGCTATCAAACACCCAGAACAAGGTAAAATTATTGATGTAGCAGAAGACACAAACAATCATGCAGGTATAACAGATTCATGGGTAAAAATACTCCCTATTGATGGATATGGTACTCCTGATTTAATTAGAGATCTAATCAAACATGAAAAACCAGATGCTATATTTTTCTTTACAGATCCAAGATATTGGATTTGGTTGTTTCAAGTTGAAAATGAATTTAGAAAAAAATTACCATTTATTTACTTGAATATTTGGGATGACTTACCTGCTCCACTCTACAATGAGCCCTACTATGAGTCATGTGATGCTTTATTAGCAATTAGTAAGCAAACAGAAAATATTAATAAATTAGTATTAGGTGATAAAGCAAAAGATAAAGTTATTGCTTATGTACCTCATGGTATTAATGAAAAAATATTTTTCCCCGTTAATATAAATCATAGTGAACACTCTAAGTTACAAGAAATTAAAAAAGTACTTTTTGGAGATAAAGAGTATGAGTATGTTATTTTTTATAACGCTCGTAATATTAGAAGAAAGTGTGTATCTGATTTAATTGTAGCTTATCAAACATTTATAGATGGACTTACAGATGAACAAGCTAGTAAATGTGCTTTAGTACTACATACTCAACCTGTTGATGAACATGGTACTGATTTAATTGCTGTTAAAGATTTGATATGTAATGAAAAAGCAAACATATTTTTCTCTAATAACAGAATATCATCTCAAGAACTTAATTTAATATATAATTTAGCAGATGTATGTGTTTTACCATCATCTAATGAAGGATGGGGATTAAGTATTACTGAAGCAATGATGGCTGGTAAAATGATTATTGCTAATGTAACTGGTGGGATGCAAGATCAAATGCGTTTTGAAGATGAAAATGGTGAATGGATTAAATTTGATAAAAATTTCTGTTCAAATCATTTTGGAACATATAAAAAATGTGGTGAGTGGGCTATACCAGTATTTCCAAGTAATAGTTCACTTGTTGGTTCTCCTCCGACCCCCTATATTTGGGATGATAGATTAGATTTCAGAGACTTAGCTAAAGCACTTAAAGAATGTTTTGATTTAGGTAAAGAGGAAAGATCAAAACGTGGAATGTCAGGACATAATTGGGCTGTAAGTGATGAATCAATGATGTCAGCAAGATGGATGTGTAAAAATGTTATTAAATATATTGACCAAACACTTGAAAATTGGAAACCAAGAAAATCATTTGAATTAATCAAAATAGAAAAATATCCAAAGAAAAAATTACGTCACAAATTAGTATATTAAGTTATGTCAAAACCATTAGTTGTAGTTAGTTGCCCCATTGATACATTCAGTGGATACGGAGCACGTTCAAGAGATATAGTTAAAGCATTATTTAAAATAGGCAAATATGATGTCAAAGTATTACCTCAAAGATGGGGAAGTACTCCATATGGTGCTTTAGATGAAAATGATCCTGAAGAAAAACAAATATTAGATAATTATTATCCTACTCCTCAATTACAATCCCAACCAGATGTTTGGATACAAATTACAGTACCAAATGAATTTCAACCATTAGGGAAATACAATATTGGTATTACTGCTGGTATTGAAACTACATTATGTAATCCTACCTGGTTAGAAGGTGTTAATAGAATGAATTTAACACTAGTGTCATCTAATCATGCCAAAAAGGTATTTGAAGAATCTAAATTTGAAAAAAGAAATAAACAAACAAATGCTTTAGAAGGTAAACTAGAATTAGAAAAACCTATTCAGGTATTGTTTGAGGGAGCAGATTTAAATAAGTATTTCCCCATTGAAGATAACGATTTGCCAGATGATGAATTAGTTCTCGAATTAGATGAAATAAAAGAAGATTTTAATTTTCTATTTGTTGGACATTGGTTACCTGGTGGGTTTGGAGAAGATAGAAAAAATGTAGGATTAATGATTAGAGTATTTTTGGAAACTTTCAAAAATAAAAAAGATGCTCCTGGATTAATATTAAAAGCAAATCATGGTCCTTGTTCTGTAATGGATAGAGAAGAGGTATTGAAAAAAATAGATGCTATTAGAGAGCAAGTTAAAGCAAACACTTTACCTAACATTTACTTACTACATGGTGAGCTAGAGGATGAACAAATGAATTATTTATATAACCATCCTAAAGTAAAAGCAATGATTTCATTTACTAAAGGTGAAGGATTTGGTCGCCCATTACTTGAATTTACATTAACTAAAAAACCATTGTTAGCATCTGGATGGTCTGGTCATTTAGATTTCTTAGATATTGAATTTGCTAATTTAATTCCTGGTGAAGTTAGACAGGTAGAAAAAAGTGCTGTTAATGATTTTATTTTAGAACAATCAGGATGGTTTAATATTGATCAAGGACATGCTTCTAAATCAATGGAAGATATGTTTAAAAATTATAAAAACTATCTTGATAAAGCTAAGCAATTAGCCTTTAGAAATAAAAATAATTTTTCATTAGAAAAAATGACTGATAAATTAGAAACAATATTTGAAGCATTTGTTCCTAAAAAAGTCGAATTAATATTACCTAAAATAGATAAAATTGAATTACCAAAATAATACAGGTGGAGTAGTATTCACCTATTCAAATAACACTTATAACGTAAATATTGTATGGAAGACAATTTAGTAATATGTCCTAAATGTGGTAGCGATGCTTGCTACAAAACACCCATAAACGAATTTCATTCAAATTATGCTTGTTTTGGATGTGGTTTTCAAACTTCAGATTTAATTAGACAAGGTGAATTTAATTTTGAAGAATATGACCAATCATTACCTTATCTTTATGTTGATATAAAACATACTGATAATGAAGGTCGCGTTTGGTATCCTCAATCAGTTAATATTGAAAACCAAGGTACAGTTTTTGCTTATGGTAAAAACAAAGATGAATGGAAATGGGCAGCAGTAGTAATGACTGAAGTTAAAGAAGAAGAAAAACATAAATTTAAAAAACCAGGCACAGACGAGTATTATACTCATAAAACAGATATGAAATCACTTAAACTATTTGAACGAAACAATTTTATGGATGCCCTTGAATTTATTGGGGTATTCAACAATCAAAATTAACATTATGGCTAGCATTTCATTTGCTATTACAGCATGTAACGAACACGTAGAGTTAAAACGCCTATTAGATCAAATTGTATCTATAATTAAACCTGAAGACGAAATAATGGTTCAGTTAGATACAAATGCTACAGATGAAGTAAAAAAATTAATAGATTCTTATAACGTTGGAACACCATATGAATTTCATAGAATATATTTTGGGTTAAATGGTGATTTTGCTTCATTTAAAAACAATCTTAAGAAACATTGTACACGTGATTGGATTTTCTTTATTGATGCTGATGAAACCTTAAATTATTATTTCGCTAAGAATATTCATGAGTTTTTGGAATTAAACAAAAATATAGTTGATGTAATATCAATTCCAAGAGTTAATAAAGTAAATGGTTTAACTGAAGAACACATTTACAAATGGAGATGGTTTGTTGATGATAGAGGATGGGTTAATTGGCCTGATTATCAAACACGTATATGTGCCAATAAAAAAGATATTTGGTGGGTTAATAAAGTACATGAGCGCTTAAATGGATTTAAAACATCAGCTCAACTTCCAGCACTAGAAGAATGGTCTTTAACTCACATCAAGGATATTAATCGTCAAGAAAAACAGAATAAGTTTTATGAAAATCTATAGTAGTTATTTACCTATAGAACGTTATGAACGTGAAATTAGTTCTATCGAACGTTTTAAGGATAAACCCATTACAATATTTAATGATTTTATTCCTCGTGAAACTGGTCATCTTAGTGAAATTAATTTACTTATACTAAATGAACCTAATGAGTTATTTGGGTTACATACTTTTGCTAAAAATAACTACCAAGCATTTTCTGCTATAATGAGTTGGGATGAAGAAATGTTAGGTGACTTACCTAATTATGTTTTATTCCCTCATGGTGAAACTAATCTAGATATTGAATATATAAATACTTTTGAAACTAATCCTGAACGTGAGTTTGGAGTTACTTTTTTGAGTGGCATCCTTGAAATGTTAGAAGGACATAAGTTACGTCAGCGCATATTAGCTAAAGGAAATGAAATAAAAATATCTAATAATTGGTGGAAAACACTTGATGATTTTGATCATGAAAAAGGACAACGCCCTGGATATTTTGAAACTAAAATAGGTCCAAATGGTAATCCAATTGAGGGTGATGGTAAAAAACAAGTATGGAATACCAATAAAATGTTCCATGTTGCTGTAGAAAACTCAAAACATAAACATTATTATACAGATAAAATATTAGATTGTTTTGGAACTAAGACATTACCAATTTATTGGGGTGCTCCAAATATGAGTGATTGGTATGATGAACGTGGTGTTATCTATTTTAATGATGAAAATGAGTTAGTAGAAATTATTAATAAACTTACTCCTGATGACTATTATAGTAGATTGCCTTATATAGAAACCAACTATAACTTAGTTAAAGAGCAAGGATTCTTTTTTAAACGAGTAGAAAATTATTTGGATAAGTTAATTTTCTATAATAAATTGTAAACATGGAAAGAAAATATTTACCCACATTATCAGAACTAGTAGACAGATTATCTATTAGTCAACTTAAAGAGGTATTCATTGCTGATCATAAAGATGAATACGCTCAAGAAATTAAAGATATAACTCATGACATTCAGTTATTGTTGAATGAACAAGAGGGAAAAGTAACAGCTGAAACAATCAGAGCGATTGTAGTATTAGCTCAAATGAACTTACATATTTGGCACAATGAGTCCAATTATCGTAAGGGAATTAAAGATGGTAATAACCTAGAGTTAACTCATGGTTTAAATGGAATTAGAAATACTGCTAAAAACAAAATACAAGAAGTAGTTGGTGGTAGAAAAGATTATAAAATTGACTGCTTAGCAGCAGATTTTAAAGACTGGGAAATTAGTTGGTAATATGAAGAAACCTAAGATATTAGTAGTTGGAGATAGTTGTATGGATGTTTACGTTTATGGTAAATGTCTTAGAATGTGCCCTGATGCTCCTGTACCAGTAATGGTACCACAAGAAACAATTACATATTCTGGTATGGCAGGTAATGTAGTTAGAAACATTGAGGCTTTAGGAGCTAAAGTAGATACTCTAACTAATAAAGAACAAATATATAAAACTAGATACGTTGATTCTAAAACAAACCATATGTTTATTAGAGTTGATACTGGTGAAGAACATATCGCTCGAGTTAGAGATTTAGAAAAAATTAATTTTAAAGCATATGATGCCGTTGTTATAAGTGATTATTGTAAAGGCTTCCTTGAAGAAGATGATATTGCTTATATAGCTGAAAATTCATATCGTACATTTTTAGATACTAAAAAAGTTATTAATAATATATTTGTTGATAATGTTAGTTTTATTAAAATTAATGAAGGTGAATTTGCCAAATGTAGAGGACATATTTCACAAAAAGTATTAGATAAAACTATTGTTACTATAGGAGGATTAGGATGTATCTATAAAGGTGAAGTATTTCCTGTACAAAAAGTAGACGTTAAGGATAATACAGGTGCTGGTGATACATTTTTATCTGGCTTAGTAGTTAAATTCTGCCAAACAGGTGATATGAAAAAAGCAATTGAATATGCTAATAAATGTGCTACTTATGTAGTACAAAGAAAAGGAACAACAATCGTTAACCCAAATGAAATATAATGGAATACAAATTTAGTAATGTAATTACAGACGTAGCTATTATTGACCCCTTCAAACACTATGATTACAGGGGTGAATATATAGAAACATACAACAAAAAGTTTTATGAAGTTTTTCACTATAATGCTAAAGCACCTACTGAATGGGTACAAGATGATGTTAGTACATCAGTTAGAGGCACATTAAGAGGACTTCATGGTGATAGTAAAACATGGAAACTAGTTCAATGTTTATATGGTAGTATGCTTGCTACTATTGTCGATATGAGACATGATTCACCTAGCTATTTAAAATGGATTCAGATACCCATTAATGATAAAAATAGAACTCAAATATTAATACCTGCTGGATGTGCTAATGGACATTTAGTAATGAGTGAATTTGGTATTTTTAGCTATAAACAATCTGAATATTATTCAGGTGCTGAAAACCAATTTACTGTTAGATGGGATGATCCAGCATTAAACATAACTTGGCCTATTCAAAACCCAATTTTATCTGAAAGAGATAAATCAGCAAGATATTTAGAATTTAAAGACACTTACCATTTATTTTTACCCAATGTATAAAGTATTAGTAACCGGTGGAGCAGGTTATATTGGCTCCGTATTAGTAGAAGCTTTATTAAACAGAAAATACGACGTTACTGTTGTTGATAGTTTAATGTATAAGCAAACATCATTGACTCAATATTGTCATTTACCTAACTTTAAGTTTGTTAAGGGAGATGTTCGTAATTGGGATATGATGAAACCATTAGTTGATGAAGCTGATGTAATTATTCCTCTTGCTTGTATAGTAGGAATGCCCGCTTGTAAAAAGTATCCTGAATTAACTTTAGATACAAATCAGGTAGCAATTGAATGGTTAGCTCGTAATACTAGAGATGATCAAAAAGTTATTTTTCCAACGACAAATAGTGGATATGGTATTGGTCAAGATGGTATTCATTGTACTGAAGAAACTCCATTAAAACCAATTTCATTGTATGGAGTTACTAAGGTTAAAGCTGAAGAGGCATTATTACAAAGAGGTAATGCTATAACATTTAGATTAGCTACTGTGTTTGGTATGTCTCCAAGAATGAGATTAGATTTATTAGTAAATGACTTTACTTACAAAGCATTCAAAGATAAATACATTGTATTATTTGAATCACATTTCAAACGTAACTTTATTCATATTAGAGACGTTATCAAAGCATTTTTATTTGCTATTGATAGATTTGATCAAATGAAAGGCAAAGCATATAATGTTGGTTTAAGTACAGCTAATATCAGTAAAAAAGAATTATGTGAAGCGATTAAACAATTTGTTCCTGATTTTCACATAGCTGAATCCGAAATCAATGAAGATCCAGATAAACGCAATTATATTGTTTCTAATGCGAAATTAGAAGCATTAGGATGGCAACCATCCCATTCATTAGAGAGTGGAATTGAAGAATTACTTAAGGCATACCCAATAATTGATGCATCAAATAATAATTTTACAAACTTATAAACATGTTAGAAACATTAAAAGGCCTCTTTGAGGAAAAGAAAAATAGAAAAGGAAGTGATATTGCTGGTCATTTACCTTTGCTTCTTGAATTAGTAGAAGCAAAAAAACCAAAAATAATTATCCATGCTGGTATTAGGGATGGACATTCAGGAGCAGCTTTTGCTCTTGGAGCTTATAATGTAGGAGCTACATTAATAGATGTTGATATGAATGATTATCAAAATCTAGACGACTCAAAATACAATTTTCAAGATTTAAGATCAAAGTTACCTTTTTGGTCATTTACTCAGGGTAGTACTGAAGAAGTATTTCCTAAATTAATTAATTTGAAAGGTCAAGTTGATATTTTCTTTACTGATACTTCTCACAACTATGAAGATACAAGATTTGAACTATGGAACTACATGCAACTATTATCACCAACAGGAATTATTGTAATGCATGATATGGACCCTTGGGCTCATTTTGCTGATCAAGCAAGAGCAACAGATGAATGGTTAAAAGCTTGCTCAGAATGGAAAGTTAAAGTACAAAAAGGAAATAATGGTATGGCTGTATTTTATCGCGATGAAGCACATTTGTGTGGAGTAATTTGTGATAATCAGTTACCTATTGGATCTCATACAGTATAATGAAACGAATATTAATCACAGGAGGAACTGGGTTTGTAGGTAAAGCATTAGTACCTGCTTTAAAAACTGAATATGAAGTGGAAGTGGCTGATAGCCATAACATGAAAGGAAAATTATTTGATTGTAGTAGAGAATATGATTATATTATTCATATGGCTGTTAAAACAGCCGCAGGTGGATATTGTCAAAATCATAGTGGTGAGCAATTCTTAATAAACACAGACATCAATAATGCTTTTTTTCAAGGATGGAAAAATTGTTTTCCTAGTGCTAAAGTAGTTACTTTTGGTTCATCTTGTGGTTACGATGCTAATGTTGAAAAAACAGAATCCAACTATCTAAAGGGGGAAGCTGAACCTGGATATGAAGTGTATGGTAATATCAAACGTCATTTACTTGTTGGATGTCAAGCAATGAATAAGGAATATGGTATGCAATTTAGTTATCTTATTCCTTCTACGTTGTATGGTCCAAATTATGAGTTAAACGATAGACACTTTATATTTGACTTAATTAGAAAAATAGTAGATGCTAAACAGAATGGGAGTGAGGTTGTTTTATGGGGTGACGGATACCAACGACGTGAGTTAATTTATATTGATGACGCTGTTAAAATAATAAAACAAGCATTAACTTGGAATTTACAAGTATGTAATTTATCCTCAGGGCAGGATTACTCAATTAGAGAGTATGCCCAAACAATTTGTAATATAGTTGGATATGACTTTAATACTATTAAGTTTGATACTAATCAGTTTGTGGGTTCGTTATCGAAGAAAATGATTAACACCCATTTAACAGATTTTCAGTTTACCTCTTTAGAGGAAGGATTAAGAAAAACAATTGAATATTATGTCAGTAGGAGCAGTAGTAGTAAATAGAAATGATGGATATAAAGACTTTGAACGTGGTATTATCCATTTCAAATCGATGTTAGATACATTCGATGAAGTATTTTATATTGATTGGAACTCACCTTCAGGCTCATTTTTTTGGGAAATCAAAGATCAATTACCTAAAACAGGTAAATTAAAACATATTGTTATTCAACCTCATATCGCTAATATTTTAACGCAGGGTGATCCTCGAGCACAACAATGTAACGAAGCAATAAGTAGAAATATTGGTATCAGACGTTTATCAACTGATTTTATAGTGTCAACTAATATTGATATAATTGCTCCTAAACGAGAAGATTTAGATAGATTAATTCAATCAATGGGTAGTGAATCATTTGTTACTGTTTCAAGACGTGAGGCACCCAAGGATGTAGTTTACAAATATGGTAAAGATAATTGGCGTGAATTAAGAGAAGAATTATGTAATACAATTCCAGAACGTCATTTCCCAGCTCAAGTAACACCTAACGACGTTTATTCAATGATTAATTGCTGTGGTGACTTTCAAATAGCACATTCTAAAGTATGGCATTGGATTAGAGGATTCGAAGAATCAATGTTATATCAATGTTTTTGTGATACTAATGTTCAAAAGAAAGCATCAATAAATAACTTTACATTAGCTACTGCTTATGAACCTGCTTTATTTCATATGGAACACGGAGCATATTTTACTAAGGAAGATGGAACACGTGTTGCTGATCCTGAAAATAAAGGTGCATTTAAGGGTGAAACCAAAGCATATAATGATGCTTGGAAGTATGTAGAATTTTTTAACGAAACTGATAACACCGAATATTGGGGTTTAGGTGCAACTGAAATTGAATATGAAATCTACTAGAGTATTTGTTAATGGAACATTTGATGTTCTACATTATGGGCATTTTAGATTACTAGAAGCAGCTGCTGAATTAGGTAATAAATTATATGTTGCTATTGATACCGATGAGCGTATTAAAGAAAAGAAAGGTGAACACAGACCATTTCATAACATAATGGAGCGTAAAGAAATGCTTGAATCAATCAAATGGGTTGACAATGTATTTGCTTTTGGTTCAGATAATGAATTAATAACATTAATCAGAGCAATTGACCCAGACATTTATGTTATTGGAAGCGATTATAAAAATAAACCAATAGTAGGAAGTGAATATCTTAGAAATATAGTATTCATCCCCCGTATAGAAAAATTTAGTACAACAAAAATAATGAATTATGAAGCAACCACTAGTATTTAATGCTAAAGAATGTAAAGAATGTAATGTACCCAAAGGATGGGGACACGAAATCGTATTTGAAAATAATGAATTGTACTGCGGTAAATTACTTTGCTTTAAAGCAGGGGCTAAATTCAGTATGCATTACCATATGATTAAAGATGAAACGTGGTATGTTAAAGAAGGTGAATTTATATACAGATATATTAACACCGAAACCGCTGAAGTAGTTGAAAAACATTTACGTGAAGGTGATAGTGTAAGACAATTACCTGGCCAACCACATCAATTAGAAGCACTTACTGATGGTATAGTATTTGAAGTATCAACTGAACATTTCGATAGCGATTCATACCGCGTATGGAAAGGCGATTCTCAAGTATCTTAAATATTTATTACAAATAATAATATCAATGGGAAAATATAGTTTAAAAGAATTTTTTGTAAATGAGGATGAAACAGATGCTAATGATGAAGCTATGTATGACCCTATTCAAGAAGATCTTCAATACAACGCTAAATTAGGTGATCAACAATTTAAGGTAACTTTTGATGTTAATAGAAATGAAACTAAGAAAGGTATCAAAATTAAATTTTTCCCATTAGAAAATGGTAAACCTAGAGAGTTTATTACTCCTGAGGAGTTAGATAAAATTTCAAATGATTTAGCAGTTAAATTAACTCCTAAATTTGTTAAATACAAACTTGAGTTAGATAGAGATGAAGATGCTCCTGAAAAAAATGCAGCTGCATTTATGATACCTCTAGATTCATTTGTAGCATTCCTACAAGAATTTGTATTAAAAGCATGATAACAAAAAAACAAAATAGATCAGTACCTAAAATGATGGTTGATATGAGTCAAATATCATCAACCGACTTAGTTGAATCACTTCAATTTCAGGAATCTGTATTTATTGAAACATATAATAGTATTAAAAGTGCTATAGATAATAAAAAAGCAGAAGCTCACATTTGCGAAATTAATACATCTGGCACTTTAATCACTATTGAAAAATCTAATTGGGGTCCTGCCCTACAATCAGTAATAGATTACTATGCTGATAAAGATGATTTTGAAAAATGTATTGAAGTAAAAGAGTTACAAAATAAGTTATATGAGTCAACCAGACAGAAACGAAGAATTAAAGCGAGCGTTTGATGCGTTGCTCAACACCTCAACTTCTTTAAAACGCAAAAAGAAAAATACAGCTGATAGAAAACGTGAAATGTTTCTACAGATAGTTACTTTATGTGAAGCAGTAATTACACGTGAGGTATTATTAGCTGCTGATTTTAAATTACAATTAGATAATTACAACGAGGATTTTTATCAAATTATAGATTCATTATTATTGCTTTATTTAGGTAAAAATGGATTTGAATTAGTATCATTTTATCTATATGATAGAATCAATCCAGATGGTACTATTAATTATCTATTAGATGAGAACCAAAATGAAGTTAAATTGGAAACAGCAGAAGATTTATTTAACTTACTTTGTAAAATAAACCCATTGTTGTTTGATTAATGTTACCTAAACCACTCAGCAAAGAAGATATATTACGAGCAATGCGCGTTACAAAAAGTAATCGCTCAGCGGCTCGTTATTTAAATTGCTCATATCAACACTATAAAAAGTTTGCTAAAATATTAGTTGATGAAGCAAGTGGTAAGTCGTTATTTGAATTACATAAAAACCAAGCAGGTAGAGGTATTAATAAATTTATGTCCAATAAGGGTAAAGAACCAGCATTGGAAAAAATACTATCAGGTGAGTTGTACATTGAATCTTATAGTGTAAATAAACTTAAGAGTCGATTAATACAAGAAGCTATACTACCCGAAGCATGTTGTAAATGTGAATTTAACGAGCAACGTGTAACTGATTATAGAGTACCATTATTATTGAATTATAAAGATGGGAATAAGAAAAATTGGAAATTAGAAAACTTAGAATTACTTTGTTATAATTGTTATTTTCTATTTATTGGAGATGTTTATAGCAATAAACAAATATTATCAATTGAAGACTATGTTGATCAACCCAAAACAGCTCAGGTTGATTGGGAGTTAGATGAATATACTAAAGAACATCTCAAACAACTAGGATTAATGGATGATGAAAAAACAAACGGAGAAGAATTTATAAATTACTTATAGTATGATATTACCACAGCTTAAAATAATGTTTGTAGATATACCTAAAACGGGTTCTAGTTCTATTAAACAATTTTTGTTTGAAAGTCTCGGGAAAAATTTTACAATTACAGGAGCTTCTAGTCCTTTATGGTTAAATAAATTTTGCCCCGAGTATGTTACTCCTATTTCTAAATTAAATGAAAAAGGAATTACAGTTCCAGCAAATAGACATGAACCTCTATCTTCACGATATAATAATATACATTATATTAATGACTACTTTATATTTTCAATTGTTAGAGATCCTTTTACTCGCTTTAAATCAGCGTTTATGGAATTTATGGTTAATATATACTATGATTTAAAAGGAAATTCAATGGATCATGGAAATGTATTAACAAATAAATTTCATTTTCCTGATACTTGGATAACACTTCGTGATGGGGATAATGATGTTTTAGATTTTCTTTATAAAAAACAATCATCATTAATTTTTAACAAATTAAGAATAATACATGCTAAGGGGGGATTTGAACTAAATAATGCTTGTACTGTTCCTTTACATTTATGGCCTCAATATTATTTTACTAATTTAGTAATTCCAAATCCAGTTAATATTTTGCTTTTATCTTTTGAAAATTTAAATAATGATTTTTCTAACTTAAAATCAGAAATATCTCGTTTTTCAGGAATAGATGTTGAAAAATATGAATTACCTAATGTTAATCCTTTATCAACCCAAGTATTCTCTTGCTTAAATCCTTCAGCCTTTAATACTATAGCTCCTGGAATGCCTATGGAATCTATAGAATTTGGTCCACAACCTAAAGCAAACGAAAAGTTTATTAAAGCATATCCTACATATCAAGATTTTCTTCCTGATTTTAACAAACAAGTAAAAGAATTAGAAAATCAATTTCTACCAGTAATTGAAGAACATCGTTGGTTAATAGAACAATTGTACGCTGAGGATTATAGGAGATTTGGTTATGCACAACAGAATATAAAAGATTTACCTATTTTATAATGTATAGCGCGTTAATTACTAACGCTCTATAAAAGTCTTAGAAAGCGCTCGAGGGAAGCTTGGCTACCTCAGAGTGCTGTCGTAGTTTTACGCCTGTTAAAAAATTAATAATTAAAAATTAAATGTTATGAACAACAGAAATCAAACAGCGAAGATGAATCTTCAAGGAATGACACGTGATGAAATTAAACATTACTGTCCAGTAGCGTTTCAGACCAAAGCGTCAAACGCAGTATCAGAAAATTACACGTTTATCCCTACGTCCAATATCATTGATGATATGGATAAGTTAGGTTGGAAAGTGGGTCAAGCGACCTCCGTGCGTAGCCGTAAAAATGCTGGTTACCAAAAACACCTTATCAAGTTTTTTAATCCAAGTATCGAAATTAATGGTGATGATGGATTAATGTATCCTCAAATATTGCTTACAAATAGCCACGATGGTAAATCATCGTTTAAGTTTGAAGCTGGTATTTTCCGTTTAGTATGTTCTAATGGTTTAGTAATCAAATCTCATGACTTTGGTTCGTTTAACATTCGTCATATGGGATATTCATTTAATGAATTACAAACTAACATTAAAGAGTTTGTTGATGGTTTGCCTGCCATTGTTGCTCGTATGAATTTGTTCATTACTAAAGTAATGAGTGAAAACGAAATGAAAGCATTTGCTCAACAAGCAATTGATGCTCGTTTCGGTGGTGCTCAAGTTACAGGTATTGAACTTGAAGCGTTACTTGCTATTGAGCGTAACGAAGATGATGGTAATACGTTATGGAAAGTATTTAACCGCGTTCAAGAAAAACTTGTACAAGGTTCATTTACATATGTTAATGCTGATGGTAGATTGCGTAAAGCAAGACCAATCAAGAATTTCCAACAAGATATGGCCCTGAATGGTCAATTGTGGGAAATAGCTGAGCAGTTCGTAGCGGCTTAATTCAACATAAATTGAAAGAAGGGGTTGGTTATCCAACCCCACTTTCATATCTTCATATAAATTAAAACTAAAGGTTATGATAATTGCACACAGCTTCCAAGTACCCGTTTTGTTCGATTCAGTAGTAGAACCAGATAAAAGATATCTGATATGTGATGGACAATGGAGAGAAGTACCTAAAGACACTAAGTATTCAGATGTTAAATGGTTTAAAAAATTTGATAGGCAAACACCTAATCCTGCTTTTGAACGTCATTTAGAATGGGAAGTAGATGGTAGTAAGGGTAAAAAATATCTTGTTGAACTAAAAGGCAAACAATGGTCTTGTCAATGCCATGCTTTTGGTTGGTCAGGTGGTAAACGCACTTGTAAACACGTTGAAGCTAAAAAGGCTGAACTTCAAGCACAAACTGATTACAATAACAACTTGCTTAAAAAAGATATTAGTGATGAAAAATTGAAGCAAGCGTTAAAAAATAATTGGCAAAAGAAACAACGTATATACAAAAGTTTGATACACGTAAATCCTTTTGAGTAATATTTATACCAAACTATGGATATGAAGATATTTGAAGGTCATAGTTTTAGTGAATTTCGTGAGCGAGTCGAAGGTAAAGATTTTGAAGTAGCATCAGCTATTTATGAGGCAATAGCCAAAGGTTATAATCGTAAGGTAAAACAGGTTACAGCGTTTAATTTTAAGCAAAAGGGAAGTGATGATATATACGGATTCTCATTGAGTCGTGAGCAATGGCCCTTAGCACTAAATACTTGTTTAGAAATATATGCTGAACAAGAGTTATATGAGGAATGTATTAAAATTAAAAATATCATAAATGAGTTGAGTTATGAAGATGGGAAAACAGGATATAACAAGAAAAAACGCACTAAAAATATTTGAGTGGTGTAAAAAAACATTTGGAGTTAGTCCAATAAATGGTCCTTACCCTAAATTAGTGTTTCATGAAAAAGCTCAATATGCTGGATTGTATGATCCTTGGAAAAATGAAATACATGTTTGTAAAAAATACCACAGAACAATTTTAGGTTTTATATCAACTATTATTCATGAATTTGTTCATTATAGATATCATAGTATTAAAAAGCAATATCAAAAATTAGATAAAATATATACTTACAAATCACACCCAATGGAACGTGAAGCAAGTAAGTTAGAAAGAAAATATAAATGGGTTTGTTACTACGATTGTTTCTCACCCAATGAGTTGTTTCAAGACAACAAATAAAGATTGTTCATACCTTTAATTTTTAAATGCCTGGTGTTTCTACACTGGGCATATTTATTTGTATATGACAATCACACCCGAAATAGAAGAAGTAATATATCAAATGGTAGATAGATGGGTTCCTGATACTCAGGATAAATTTCTTCATATTAACCCTAATTCATATATGAAAGAAGTTGTAGTTAAGTTGATTGAAAATAATACTTTACCACCTAAACTATTTACTGTCCAAGCAGTAATTAAAAATTGGAGATTTTTTCTATATAAAAGATTTGGTACTTTAAATTAGTGTTAGTATCTTCAGGCCATGAGAAGAAGCGCTTATGGCTATGTTGAATTAAAGCCTAAACCAAAACCAAAACGACTTACAAGACGAAGTCGTGTTGATGAATTTGAAGATATTCGTGAAATAAAAGAAGCATATGGTCCAAAGTTTTTTAGTCCTGCTATGCAGCGTTTAATTGATTTAAGATCTTATAAGAAAACATAGTTATATACATATTTATTACCACAAAAATTAAACATTTATGTTACTTACAATTTTATTCGTTATTGCTCTTGCTGCTGGTATCTTTGTTATAGTTAATGGTGTTCAAAAAGCTAAAGCAGAAAAAAGAGGTATTTATGCTGATGAAGCTAAATGTCCTTATCATGACATTAAAGATGAAGAATCAGTAGTTGGTTATGAAACAGCTGCTCCTTCTCCTGCTATTGTAGAAAAACCTAAGAAAAAAGCAGCTAAAAAAGCACCTGCTAAGAAAACGGCTACTAAAAAAGCTAATTCTTCACAAAAGAAAAAATAAATGAGTTGGGGTATTGAACCACATAAACGATATAACAAAGAAAATCTTTGATAAGCTTGACAAGTCAGACAAGCTGAAGGGGAAAAACTTTGATGTATCTTATTTAGATGCTGTTTTTGGGAAGGATTTAGACATAAAAGAATTACGTAAGAAAGAAATAACAGATTTATTAGAATCTCTCCAACCATGTTTGTTGGAAGAATATAAGTTCAATATTCAGAGTAATCGCCCCCGCCAAGTATTAGACCAAATGGATAATCACATTCGTTACATTAAGCAATGTATGAAATGGATGGAAGATGGAGGTACCAATTATAAAAAAGTAGATATTTCTTATCTTAAAGAGGTAAGTAAAAGATTTAATTGTAAACGACTTAAATAATTAAGTTTATGATATATTGGTTCACAGGACAACCAGGACATGGTAAAACAACATTAGGTAAAGAATTATATGATTACCTAAAAACTCATGGTGAAAAAACCATAATTATAGATGGTGACCAATTAAGAGATATTTTCAAAAATGTTAATTACGGAAAGGAAGGTAGAATTGAAAATATTAAGCGTGCTCAAACTATAGCTAAATTCCTCCACTATCAGGGTTATTACGTGATAGTTGCTCTTGTAGCTCCGTATAAAGATGTTAGAGATGAATTTAAAGTTGAAATGCAAAACAACCTGGTTGAAGTATATGTTCACACTAGTGTGGAACGAGGACGTGAAAGTTACTTTGTATCTGATTACGAACCTCCTGTTTCTAATTACATTGATGTGGATACTACTGAATCATTAACTGATTGTTTTTATAAATTAGTAAACCAATTAACGAGTTATGGCAATTTTCCACGCTACAGCAGATCCAAAGCTTAAGATAGAAGGTAAGCAGTATTCAATGTTTATTGGTCGTTGGCAACCATGGCATGCAGGTCATCGTTGGCTAATAGATCAAAGACTAAACGAAGATAAAAACGTATTAATTTGTATCCGTGATATCAAACCGGATGAAAAGAACCCGTTTACTGCTCAAGAAGTAGAAGCAAATATTAAGAAAGAATTATGGGAATTAGTAGGCAAAGAACGAGTTAAAGTATTAGTTATTCCTGATATTGAATCAGTTAATTTTGGACGTGGAGTGGGTTATGACATTATTGAACATGAACCACCTACTGAAGTAAAAGAAATCTCAGCTACCAAAATTAGAGAACAAATGAGATTAGAAGGTAAGTTATAATATGCATGTAGAAAAAAAACGACATATAGCCAAAACTATTAGTTATAGAGTAGTTAGTACATTAATTGGTTTTGGAATAATGTGGGCCGTAAGTGGTTCAGTTAAAGTAGGAGCAGCATTTGGTATTGCTGAATTAGTTTATAAGCCACTCCAGTATTATGTACATGAACGTATTTGGTACCGTTATATTAAATACGGTTTAAAAAAAGATAAATGAGATTCAAACACTGTTATGTAATTGCAATCGCAATCCCCAAAAATGCCTCTGAATCAATTCATGAGGCATTAGCTTTTGTTTATCCAAATGGTGAACAAAATAGAATACATGAACATTATCCTTTATTTCAAGTATTAGCAGATGGAAGAGAAAATGTATCTAAATACTTTTGTTTTGCCACTGTTAGGGATCCAGTAGAACGTTTTGTTTCAGCATGGTGGTTTTTACAATGGAATACAGGAGTATTTGAGCGCCAAGCTTGGAATCCAGAAGAAAAAAGACCAGGCACACATCAATTTTTAAGCGATATAGAAACAACTATTCAGTTGTTAGAAAAACAAATTCAACCTAATGCTGATTCTGATTATGGAACGTATTGGTGTCAAGTAAGTCAAATAGATTATGTACTACATCCTCAATGGATATATTGTGTTGATGTAGATGGACTTATTCCTGAATGGATGAATATTTTTAGTTTAGATGAATTAATAAAACAATGGCCTGAACTAACTGAAAAATATTTTACATGGGGCAATTGGAAAGCACTTCCCTTACCTAAAATAAATTCAACACCACCCGATTTAAAAAAATCAGTGGAAGAAACACTTACACATGACCAAATTCAACGTGTCAGGGCGGTATATGAAAAAGATTATAGACTTTTTTCAAAGTATTTTGAGAAAAATTTGGTTACCTAAAAATGCTAGCGTAGATTTACTCTTGTTAAAAAATTAAATAACAAAAAATTAGTTATGAGTTATCAAACAAAGGTTCGCGCGAATTACCTTAATCGCACTGCAAAATTGTCATTCTTCAAAAATCGTCAGCGCAATGGTGACGTAGCAAGAATTGCTGAAACGACTGGTTACAGTGAGCGTATGATTTATTACGTTCTAGCTGGTGAGCGTCGTGTTAACCAAATCATTGCTAATGCAATGTATAACCTTACAAGACGTCGTTTGAAAAACACCGTTTTTCTAGGTTTTGAAGCAGCTTAATTAGTTGCATTTTACTCTGCCATGGGTCCTGCATAAGCAGGACCCTTTTTTTGGTTGGGTGAAAATAAGGTTGTAGATTTATTTCAATGTATAAGATAAAGCAATTCTTTAAACGTATTAAAAATCTAATTCGCTGGTTTCCTATTATATGGAAGGACCAAGATTGGGATCATTCTTTCATTTACGAAATACTTAAATTTAAATTAAAGAACCAAGCTGAATATATTGGTTATCATGACAGACATATGTCTGCTAAACGTGATGCTGAAGTGATGATGTTATGCGTTCGTTTAATTGAAAAGGTACAAGATGAATGGTATGGACATGAATACTTTGATTACCACAAATCAGAACTTAAATTTATAGATAGTATAAGCCATCCAGGTTCATATGAAATGGAAATAGAACATATTTCAGATAATTATGAAGATTACTTTAAAAAATATTCTCGCATTTATAAACAAGTGAAGTGTGATGATAAACATAAAACAGCATTTAACATAGCCAAGACAAACGAAGAACGAGCACATAAATTGTTATTCAAAATACTAGAACAAAACATTAGAAGATGGTGGGACTAATTATTACATTGATTATAGTAATCCCTATAGCTATCCTTTGGGTAAGGGGAATTGATAATATGAAAAAAAACCATCCTGATTATAAGGGAGATGATTTCCTTAGTTGGGATGAAAAAGACCATAATGATATTTTTTAATTTAAAACAATAAAACAAACAATTATGATTGGAATTATTACATTTATTATTTCCGCTTTAGTGTTGGGAGTAGTATTCGGTGTATTTAAAAAAGATACTTACGCCAGTGAACCTGATAAGTATGGTGATGTTCGCCTTAAGACATTCGGTATTGTTAAATTAGTATTAACTTTATTGATTGCCCTTATTATTGGAGCATTTATTCCTTATGGAGTAGAAAGAGTTGATTCAGGTAAAGTAGCTATCTTAGTAGACAACGTTGGTGATAGCAGAGGTATGGCTAAGGTAGAATATAAACGTGGTTGGGTTCTCTACAACACATTCTCTCAGCAATACTATGAGTTTCCAGTTTACCAACAACACATTGATTATGAAGAAAACACTATTATTACTAAGGGTGGTTTCCAAGTAACAATCAAACCTAGTTTTAACTATTCACTTAACCCAACCGCTGTAGATCAGATGTTCCAAAATCTACGTGTTGATATTAAATCAGTAGAACAAGGTTGGTTACGAAATGCTATTGTATCATCAGTTAATGACGTAGCAAACTTATTCACTGTAGATAGTATTTTCAATCACAGAGCTGAATTTGAAGCAAGTATCATTGCTGAATGTAATAAGAGAGTAGGCAAATGGTTTACAGTTAGTCAGTTAAGAACTAATATTGCTCCACCACCTGCTATTACTAAAGCAATTGAAGAAAAAACTAAAGCAGTTCAGGAAGCACAAGCTGCGATGCAACGTAAAGCAGTAGCTGAAGCAGAAGCATTTGAAAAAATTGCTCGTGCTAAAGGTGATAGTGCTCAGGCTGTAATTGCCGCTTCAGGTAGAGCAGAAGCAGTTAAAAAAGAACAACAATTCTTAACTCCACTTTATATTGAATATTTGAAAGTACAAAAATGGAAAGGTGAAGTACCAAGTACAGTACTAGGTTCAAATGGAAGTGTACTTTTAAATTTAAAATAATATCAAGATGATTAAATGGCTTATATCTAATCAAAAATATTTAATAAACGGGGCTGCCTTATCTTTACTTATAGTTTGTTATTTTCAACAAAGACAATTAGCTAAATTGAGACAAGAACCCAAAATTGAAGTATATACTGGAGGTGACATTGCTAAAGGACATAACATTGATTCACTTCAGAATTTAGTTGATTCATTACACGCAGAAAATTTTCCGTGTCAAGTAGAATTAGGTCGTTATCAAGTTGCATACGAAATTTTTATGGAACGTAATCCTAAAGCGGCGCAACAATACGGCACAATAATATCGGAAGAAACCGAATAATATAGCGCGTTAGTTACTAATGTACTATAACGCGTTAATTTCGCGCGCTCTATAGCGCGTTGATTATTAACGCTCTATATATATGCGCACTTTTAATGTATAGCTCGTTGATTTTCAACGGGCTATATGTTTTTTCGCATATTTTACAAGATTTCTGCACAATTATGTGGTTACCTGAAGGGCGCGTCGTAGATTTACGGAAATTAAAAATTATGA